TCGATCAAATCATCACCGTACTCTTCTCGATCAGCATCAGTAACATAACTAACTTTCTCTTTCGGTTTCTCGGACTCTACTTTCTTAGCAGCTTCAGCATCCTTGCGAATAGCGTCTATCTGTTCAGTAAGTTCCCTAACCTGATGGTGCAGTCTAGGTACCTCAGCATCATATTTCCCCTTAAGGGTACTGTACTTCTGCTCAAAGGCGTCCGTTACTTCTTCATGAGAATCGTCAGCCGGCGCTGCCTCCTCCAGTACAGGTTCATCTTCAGGTGGCTGTTCCTCTGGTACTTCAACTTCCGTATCCGCGACTACTTCTTCAGTTTTCTTTGCTTTCGTAGAAGTTTTCTTTTTCTTAACTTCCTTCTTTGGCTTTTCTACTGTTTCGCCTTGGGCTTTTAGTTGTTTCTCTATTTCTTCAGTTTCCTTAATCTGCGCCTGTACTTGTTTTGGCAATGCCATTTGTCTTTCTCCTTAAAGCACCAACTCTGTTTTGCAGCGCAATGTATGCTGCTCCCGTTATGGTGTGCTCAAAAACGCGTTAGACCTTTCTAACGCTCCCTTACTACTTTCTGCGATTCCTCAATCGCTTTTAGTAAATCTTCAAAAGCTTCTGCTCGTCCTTGCAAACGGTGAATAACGTCCATTTCGTTTGCGTACACCAGCTTCTGCTTAGTCTCATCAAGTTGG